CAAACTCGATAAGTTTTTAACCTCCACACCTGATTGGTGTTCCTTTGCCAGAGTGGTTGTATACTCACCTGATGACTTATAAGTCGCAAGCAGTTTCGTCCCACTGGAACCTCTCTGGAGGCCTGTCAGTTCGTTTCCTGTCTTGACACGATACAATATGATTTCGTCTTCAATCAGAATGATACCATTCTTTTCTGGAAATCCATAACCACTCTGAAGTGTCAGTGAGTCATCGATCTCGTCAATTGATGAAGATAAACTGTTGGTCTCAACGATGCCATTCTTATAAGTGTCAAAGTCTCTGTAATCAAGGAGGTTTTGAAGAATGTCTTGACTGAATCCTTGTCTCTCATCTGCCTCTCCTGCAGTCGTCATAAAATTGACGAATGTTTTATAAGACTCACGAATGTGTAAAGGTAGAGTGTTATCTACCTGACTGGACTTGGTTACTTTATAATCCTTCATGATCCGGTTGTACCTGTTTCAACAATGGCACCAATGTCAGATTTGGCAACATCAAACTTTAGATAAACTGATTTTGTTGCCTTAATGTCCTGTCCAACATCGATTGGATAAGATCTCACCTCAACAATTGAATTATCAACAATTGTTGATGCAATTGAGAAGGGTTTTTTCTCACCTAACATAATCTCACCTTTCAAGTAATCAACTGTTCCAAAGTTTTTATTATCAACAATCTTTTCATTATAAGTGTCAAAGTGGAACAGTCTAATTGCTCCACGATTCGTTGGGTCATCTTCAAAGTAATAAATTTCTTCATCATCTGTAAATCTAAACCCTGTGGAGTATACCGAATAACCTGTACCATCTCTATCAATTGAATTCTCGAAACAAATCTCATAAGATGCGAGAGTGTTCTGAGCAATTGACATGTTCTTTCTCATTCTCAGGGTTGTAATGTTCCTTGTGATTGAATTATCAGCATCATCAATAGTTCCAACGATACGTGAGTATCTTACTGTTCCACCAAATCTAGATGCAATGCTAGAATCAGCAAAATCAGACAATGTTGTTTGTACATCAGCAACAATCGCAGAAGTGTCCTTCATTGTGATTTGTTCATTATAATAAACAGTTGACTCTGTCTCAATATAAAGAATATCAGGATCTTGTAGGATTAAATCAATAGATGCAACACGATAATCCTCTAGTTGATCTTTGATTAGTTTCTTTGTTGCATTAGAAACATAATCACCCGACTTGGGTTTGATTACAATATAAACTCGCCCAAATTCTGGAATATCTAACTCTTCTCCACCATACACATAAACATCTTCCACTGCAGGGTAGATGTCTCTGATGATTGCATCATAATCTGAAGAAGTCACACAACGATTTTGTGCGGCATAAGATTTTGGTGCTCTAAACTTGATAGAAGATACATTCTCAAGTTCTGTACCTCCTTCTGAGGTTGAAGCACTCGTTACTTCTGGTTTTCTTGGAACTTGACTTCCAAAATAATCAAGTATCTTACCACTATAGACAAAGCTTGATGCACCTCTGATTCCGTTTGCTTCAGAACCACTTGAAATGATGTAATTGACAAAAACCACAGCACCATCAACTAACTTCTGTCCAAATAATCCATCACCAAAAGTCAACTCATAATGATTCTCTTCAACTTCTTCAACCCAGAAGGCTTTTGTCTCAGGTGTTAGTTCAACAAGGTTATTGGCTTGAGCAAAAGGTACTGATGTATTGATGTTTGGATCTTCCTGAACAGTAACTCTCAATGTTGATATATCAATACCTGGATTTGGAATAACAAACCTTTGATTGAAATTAGTGTTATCCTTCACAAACTTCATGTTGAGGTAGTCACCTTCATACACAGGAACATTACCAAAAACAGCAACACCCTCATCATTCAGACTTGCTGCCTGACTATCAATGATGTTGAACTTATATTGTGATCTTTGACTTGACGCAACAAAAAAGTTTCCGGGTTGAATTTCCAAATACTGAGGAAGACCACCTGGATAAATTTCATCTAAATTTCCAGCTTCGTTAAGATCTACTTCAAAATCAAGGTAACTTGCAGCAGAAGTCGTGGATACAGGAGTGTATCCAATCATACGAGCGTTAGAAACTGTATTCTTACGGATGGTTGATGTCGATAGGAAGCTTTCATTAGCAACCATATTGACATTATAAGAATTCATCTGAGCCTGATAAGAAATAAGGCTCAAAATCACATTTAAATTACTCCCATCAAAGTCATAGTCCGTATATTTGTTAGTAGACTTCAAATATGAGATAAGGTTCTGCCTAATCTGTTCAAAATCTACTTCAGTAAGGTTGATTGCCCCTGCCATATCATCCAGGCTTATTTCAGTTATTTAGACGCTAGTTCGTAGGTGATAAGATCTGATCAAAAGTTACAAACTGATCAAATCCAATTATTTTATAAACTATTGTTGCTCTAATGTTATTCTGATCTGGTTGTGCAACTACCTTTACTGATAGGTTAGTTACTCTTGGTTCATTAAACTTGATTGATCTTCTTATTTCATCCTCTAAAATAACTGCAGTTGAATCATCTGATAGTTCAAATAACATGTTATTGATGTTTGAACCAAAATTTGGATTGAATGGAGCCTCCTTTGGTGCGGTAAGAACTGCATTCTTGATTGCGTTATTGATTGCTCTCTGATCTATCAACGTTGTGATGTCTCCAGTCACTGGATTTGGTTCAAATGACAAAGAAACATCAACGAACATCTTATCTTTTCTTGATAACTGCGTCATTGCAACAAAAAACCTCTGTAAAACCAATTACAGAGGTATTTATCTTACTTTCCTTTGTTTTCCATCCATTGGGCAAACCGATCAGCAACTTTACGTTGCTCTTTCTCAGTTTTTAGAGGATTATCAAGATCTACATCTTCTTCAAATGCAGTTTCCTGAAGAAACTCTCTCTTTTGTTCAGTCATTAGCGTCCTTGTCCTCTGTTGGGTTTACGACGATGTGAATTACTCGTTGGGGAGTACTTTGTGTTCTTGGAATTACCTTGACGTGTCTTCTTATTCGTTGGAATAATCAGTGACTCGCCGTTTTTGGTGAAAATCCTTGCCATAATTACTTAACTTTCTTTTTGAGGAGTTCAATTTCTTTCTCAGCAGCGACAAGTCGCTCTGCAATCATCATAATTCTGTCAACCAACGCCTGGTTTGGGTTGCTTGACTTTGTTCTGGCAACTGTACCAGAAGCTTCACGGTTTACGTAGCTCATTCTCTAGGTCCTCTAATCGGGTAGTGATGTTTTCAAGTTGAATTAGGATGTCATCGAGTACATCCGTCACACACTCGTATTTATCACGACTCTGAGGTCGACGATACATCAGTTTTGGTGGCGGATTTGAGTTCGACTCCATAAAATTCACTCGGACGTTGGACAAGTCCCTTCCACACATAAGGAATCATCGCTGTTCTTGCTGCATCTGGACCAAAACGGTTCCAGAGTTCATAAAAACTACTCTGATTTGATGGTGTACAGGGGAAATAACGAATTGTATCAACATGAAGAAGAGTTACCTCTTCTTTTACTTCGTCAATTGTCAATCCGTAGTGGTTAATTAGTTCAGTTTCTGTTGTCATTGATAATAAAAAAGGAAGTGGTTACCCACTTCCCTAATATAACAGGTTTTTAGTTGAAAGTCAACCTTTTGCCAGTTGGGCTTTACGTCCCATTGGGTTATTCATTGCAATTCTACGTTGCATTTGCTTGTTAGCACCTGCTTCGTCTCCAGCTTTTGCTGCAGATTGCTCTTTGCCATATGCTTTATCGGCTTGGCGAGCCATCTTTACTTTGGGAGCGGTTGAAATCCCTCCATAATGTCTTCCTCAATCGACTCAAGGTACTCATCACTCATGTGATTGAAGAGGATATCAGCAGAAACCTCGTTGTTCACATATCCATTCTCAATCAGGTGATTGATAACGTCTTCCTTGACAACTTTCTTCTTCTTAGCTTTGACTTCACCACCTTCTTGATACCCACCACAGGAACCTTCA